TTAGTTATCCTCGTCTATCCAATCCGCGCCCAACGGCGAATCCTGCTCGTCGAGCACACGCTGGAACGCCCCGTCCCCGTCCCCGCGCCGCTTCGGACGCGCGAAATCGTCCCCTCCGAAACCCGGCATCCGCCGGCCGGACGTCCTGTTCACGCGGTTGAAAGCCTCGCCGCGCAGCTGGTGCAGTTCCGCCTCCACGCGGCTGCGCCAATACTCGCACTCGTGCGACGACGCCTGCTCATGCTCCTCGACTTTCCACCGCAGCCACGTCTCAATCAAATTGTCGTAACCGCTCAACGCGAAATGATCGTCCGCGCTCTCTATGGGACGGTACGCCTCGATGTACGTCATAATCAAATGCGTCTGCGGCGGGATGAAATACCCCCGCGTTATCCAATCCTCCCCGTAATGATAATGCTTCAAACGCACTTCCATCTCCGCGTTGCCGGCCGCCGGCCTGACGTTGCTCTCAACCGCGTAGGCCTGTCCCGCCATCTTGCCGTCCGTCACTACAAGAAGCCAGTCTTTGAGCACGTTGCCGTCCCAATCGTCCAAATCGTCCCCGAGCGGCGTGACCACGAGCTTGTCGGGCTCCGTCCGAATAAGCTCGAACTCCTTCTTGTCGTAATCCTCCCGCACGAGATTCATCAAGCGGAGAGCCCCGTTCATCTCCTCGAAAGGATAGGTTTTCTGCTGATGAACGGGATGACGCAATTCAAGCACGTCGCGGCAGCCGAACGGGAGCGACACCCATCTACGGTTGTAGATGGTGACGCCCCTCATCCGCCGCTTCGGACGCAGCACGCCCATACCGGACATGCGCTCCAAAAGAGAATTGGCCCATCCCACCCAGTACCGGGTATTGTTCCTATACCTGGAACTCTGCTGGAACGGAATCCGATCAATGTAGCTCTGTAACGTCGCCACTTGATTCTTCTTTCTTTTCAGGCTCCGTAGACGCCCATTTGCCGTCTTTGAACTCATGACGGTAAACGGTGACGGTCTCCGAGTACAATCCTCTTTTCCGGGACAGCGCGAAAGAATCCGCCCCGCCGACAAGCAAAAACTTGGTCACGCCGTCCGACGCGAGCAAACGCCGCGCTAAGGGCTCCGGCACGAAAACATGAGTGAACTTGTTTTCGTCTACCGTCTCCTTGTACTTCTTGCCGAGCAAAGTCTCGACGGGGATTTTGTCCCCGCCGAAAATGACGGCAAGCTCTATCCCGCCGGCGGAACCGTCCGCCTCCGCGCCTTTCTTGGACGCGGCGGCGAGCTTCTTCTCCAACTCGGCGGCGTAGCTTTTGAGAGCCGCCACTTCGTCTTCAAGAACCTTTACGCGATCTGCGGTTGCAGCCATAAAAACCTCCTTCGTTTCAATACACGCGTCCTAAGACGCGGCTTAGACCATCCGCGTCCACGCGGTTATAACGCCGGCGGCGTTGGCGGCCGTCGCCACCCAACGCTGATAACCCGACCAATAAGCGTCGCCCGCCGCCGATTTCAGAAAGACGTTGACGGTGTCCCCGAGCCGCGCGTCGGGAACCATCTCGTTCAGGTTGGCCGTCGTTATCGAGGCCGCCGGAGCGAACCCGACGAACTCCCGGAACGTATGGTTCACGGGCATCTGCGCGTCCGGCAGCTCTCCGGTGACGTCGGTGTAAGACAGCACCGACGCTTTCTGCGAAACGTTGGCGGCTACGCCGGCGCTCGCGGCGGGGAACTGCTTCGCCGCCCGAATGAACCGGTTGTCTTTTATTGAAGGGAAAGGCATAGCAAATCTCCTTGCAAAAGGTTAAAGGTTGGCGGGAGCGTTATCGCCCCCGCCGAAAAATTATGACCGAGGCGACAAAATGCCCTCGTCGTGGTTGTTTCAATCCACGCGCCGCTACATCGGCGCGACTATGTCCTTGGACTAAGAATCCCCTCATCGTGGTTAAACATAACGAACGACGAATTGTTCAGAATCTTGTCGCGGCCGTCCTTAGCCACCCACTCCTTGCGCTTCCAGCCGTCGTGGTAGTGGATGCAATACTCCGCGCCCTTGCCGTGCTTGCCCGTCTCCTCCGTCCACTCCACCGCCGAACGGACGCTGCGCAAAAGAGCTCCGGCGCTCAACACCGCCGTCATGGCGATAGGGGATTCGTTTTTGAACGAATTCAAGCGCGGATCCACGTTCATGCCGGGGCCGTAGATAACTTTCGCGCTCGCGCCCGAACCCTCAACGCGCGGGGCGAACATCTGCATCTGACGGCAAGGCAAATAGAGGATGTCGTTCAACACGAACTTGCCCCTATGGTAGATCGCTTTGTTGTCGTCGGCGCGGGTCGTGGCTTGCGCGAACAGCTGGTTCGCCTGCTCGCCCGCAGTCGTCAGCCTGTACATGTTGCGCTCGTCGATAAGCGCGACGGCGCGGTACGTCTGACCGCCGATCTTTACCGGAGCCATCATCAGCTCGTCAACCAGCGCGGAGAGGCGGATGGTGGACGCCCAGGTGAACGCCGTATCGACGCTGTTGTTCGTCCAAAGCGCGGTAAGCAGAGCCGCCAAAGCCGCCTCGTGCTGCACGGCGTTGAACAGCGGCGTCATAAAGGCGCTGTTGCCGGGCAGCTGCACAAAACAGTTCCAACAGCTGCGTATCTGCTCCGTCACGCCGTCCGGCGTACCGGGAAGAACCTCGCCGCGCCCGCCGTCGCTCTTGATGAAAATGCCGCGCGACAAACCCATGAACAACGCGCGGAAAGCGTCGAAGTCAACCTCTTCGCGACGCCAAGAGATGATGTTCTCTTTCTCTGCCGCTACGAGATCGGACACGACGCGCTTGATGTTCTCCGCGCTCTCGAACCCGACAATCGGGTAGGCGGGGGAGTCTACTTTGCGCGTGTAGACCACGTCGTGCAGGTACCGCGCGAACTCGCCCACACGAACCGGCGCGTCCCCGTACGTGGCCATGCCCTTGTTGCCCTCGCGCATGGTGAAGCGCGTCTCCGCGTTTTGGCTTCCGTCCTTCTGCCAAACCGGGCTTTCGTTGCCGACATCGATGGACATGCCGCCCTGCTGACCGATGATCTGCACGGTTTTGACTTTGCGTCCGCCGGCGATGGTTCCGCCGAAGATCGATTCCGCCTCCGACAAATAATACAGCCCCTTAACGAGATTGGGGGTTACGACGAAATCCCGCCCCGTTCCCTTCGGCGGGTTATTCCAAGTAGTCTGTCCAGCCATATTTACCTCGCTTGTTTACCGTTTAGTATTGCGCGCCCCTTAGATTCAAGCTCGGACAGTTTTTCTATCCAAGCTCTGTCGCCGAGGCGCTGTGCCATAAGAGCGTCGTAATAATCGCCGTCCGAGGCGAGCCTCGTCACGTCGATGCCGTTCTCCATATACGACCCCGCCTTGCTTGCCGGAGCCGTCCCCTGCGTCGAGAGCGCGCCGCCGCCGGGTTTCCTGAAAAGATTGATCGCGTTCTTCCGGGCATCGGCGGCGATCTTCTTGTCCCTGTCCGCCGTATTTATCGCCACGGTTTTGCCCATGTCCGCCGCCGCCGCCGCGTAAAACGCTTTGGCCCCCATCTTGACGATCTGGCGGTTGTCAAAGCCGTGGTCGAACGCCCACTGTACGAACTTCCCGATACCGTTTTTGTACTTCTCTATTTCAGGATGCCGCTCGTTGAGGACGGTCTTTCCGGTCTTCGGGTCAACCGCATAGAAATTATCGATGGCCGTCTCCTTCAGCGCGAGCCCCTTGTCGAACTCCGACAAGCCGAACAGCAAAGCGTCGGCCCGCCTGTTCGCCTCCCGCGCTTCTTTGACGGTCTCCTGAATCTGCAGCGACCGCCCCGCGTAATCCTGCGCCATCTGCTTAGCGATGGCGTCGATTCCGGGTATAAGAGCCGCCATAGCGTCCGAGAGCGCCGCCCTCTCGCCCTCGTCTTCGTCAACGTTAAGACCGAGCTTCTCCGCCAATAACGCGGATATGCTCTGCGCCTCCTCCTGACTGATGGAGCGCGGCTGCGCCGGCATGCCCGCTTCCGCCGCCGCTATGCGCGACCGCAAATACGGATCCTGCTTCAACGCCTCTACAGCGGCCGAGACCGAATCCGCTTTCTGCGTTTTCTCCAGCGCCTCCTGATAGAATTTCGCGACGGCCTCCTGCGCCTCTTCGGGCAGTTTTCCGAACACTTCCCCCTTCAAACCCGGTATCACGTCGTCGGCGAACTGGGCGGGAGCCTCCTCTTTGCCGGAAGAATCGTCGGCCTTCGGCTCCTGCGTCTGTCCGTCGGAAGCGGAATCTTTGCCGGAAGAACCGTCGGCATCGTGATCTTCGCCTCCTTTATCCGCATCCGGCTTCTTGCCCTCTACGAGAGCCTTCAGCTCGGGATCGCTTTCCATCGCGTTTTTCTTGAACTCTTCGGGCAAATCGGCGAAATCGTCCGCCGCCGCCGGAACGGGAGGATCGCCCGACCCGCCGCCGCCTCCGGTTCCGTCCGCGCTTGCTTCCGAAACGCTCTCCGTCTGCGCGAACATATCCGTTTGTTCGCTGCCTGCGCCGGTACCTGCTTCCGCCGTTTCTACGCTCATACCGCCATTCCCATCTGCGCCTGCTGCTGTTCAGGCGCGGCTAATTGTTGTGCTTCGTTTAATTCCTCGTCAGCCTTTCGGCTGAATATATCCTGCAACTGAACGTAAAGCTCGTACATCTCCGGGTACGTCTGCAAATCCTCCGCCGCGAAATTCATCATCACGCCGTGCTTCTGCGCCCGCAGCAAGTCCGACTTCGCCCTCGCGAGCTTCGCGACGCTCTCTATCGCCATCTTCTGCCGCTCCGTCTGCCCGGCCGCCTGCTGCTGCTGCTGCGACAGCTGCGCGATGGACTTGCCGAATTTTTGCAGCTGCGGATTGTCGGACGCTTTCAGGAACTCCGCGAACACCGCGCCCGTCGGATCCGCCCCGGCGAGCGGGCCCGCCGCCGCGTTGATGATCATAAGCGCGTCCTCGTTGTTCCGAGCCTTCGCCGTCGCGCTGTCGTCCTTCGCGCTGACGACCCATTTCCAACTATGCGAACCCAAATCGTTTATGACGGACACGACGTTCCCAGCCATGTCGTACTGCGGAACGTTTATCTCCGCCGACATCGGCTCGTTCGTCTCCGCGTCCAACGCCTCTATCAATTCCCATTCGGTATACAGATAAGCGATCATCTTCAGCTTCACGTTCTGATGACGCTCCCAAGCCCGATTGAAATTGTCTATGTACGTGGCGTTCACCGTCAACGCCTGGTCGATCTCAAACTGCTTCGCCACCGCCGACTGACGGGGGGCCACCTGACCCATCATAGTCTCGTTGATGCGGCTGTTCTCGAACATCATGGCCTTGCGCCGATCCGTCCACGCCCCCCAGTTGTCGTTCGGCTTCCGCACGAACTCATGAATGGCTTCCGATATTGGGACGTTTTTATCGACAATCGCAACGCCGAAAGAGCTTGTCGCCTCCGACTTCAAAGCTTCTATATTTTTAATCGCCCCTTCTTTGACGGCGGCGTACCGCCCTCCGCCGTTGCGGTTGTCTTTCAAGTGTTCGGTTTCCCCGACGGCTATCGCGAGCGCGTCGCCGGCCATCTCGACCGCCGGCCCCGACGGGTCGTTCGCCTCCACCGACCCCAGCCAAAACGAACACGGCAGAGACCCGTTCTCCTGATACCAATGCGGCCCGTTGTAGAGCACAAGCCCGCTTGTCGTGAACACCGTCATCCACAGCGTCACAGTCTCTTTCTCCACCGGCCCGACGTACACCTCGCCGTTATCCTGAACCCATTTCGCCCATTGCTCGTCGCTCCACTCCGGCGGACGCATCTCGAACGTCTCTCCGGTATCGTCGAAGATGTTCACCCATACTTGATCTTTACGCTTTATCGGAAACAGATGCATGACGACCTGCGCCATCCCGCCCGGAGCTCTTTTCCCCGTCTCCGCCGCCGTCACAACGTCGTACATTATGTCGCGGTCTTCCCCCGACATCCCCTCCCATTGGCTTATCGAAGACAGCATTCTCGCGTCGCCGTATTCCTCGATCTTGAAATGGTCTACGATCTGCTTCTCCATTTCAGGATAGTTGTCGATCAAATCCGCCGTCGTGCGCAAATCGTAATAAAACATCTCTTTGATGTCGCTCCCGTCGGGCTCCCTTATCGTCTGCGGCCCGAACACGCACGAACTCCACGGCAAATGCGTCATCTTGAACCGAATCCCGTCCCCGTCACGCGACGGAGAGCAACGCTCGAACATCAAAACGTTCCAGTAGCATGACACATACGCCGAACTTATGGCCTCTTTTATCCGATACTCCTCTTCCGTCCGATTCTCCATGTTCTTCATCACGACGTTCAGCGTGGCGATCTCCTCTTCGCTTCCCTCCGCGTCCCCCGCCGTGTTCCGCTCCGTCGTAACCTGCCCGCTCTTCCTGCTTTTCAGAACCTGCCCGACCAAAGCGCGTATCGGAGCCTTCATCACCGCAGGTTCCATGACTATGTCGCCGGCGTCCTCGTAACCCGCCCTCTGAAAATCCGTAAAGATTTTGCCGTTATAATAACTCTCCAGCATCCTGCCTCTTCTCAACAGCCGCCCCCAATACTCCGCCGTCTTCGCGAACTGCAATATCTTCTTCGCGGCGAGCTCTTTCACGCCGTCGTCTTCCCACGACTTGCCCGCGATCTCCACCTTGTCCTCGCGGACGTTCATCACGTCGAAAGAGCTTCCGGTCATATCAGCCTCGGCCCTTTCCGCCCGCGTTTGTAAGCGTCCCGATAAGCTTTCGGTATGCGCCCCAAACAAAATTTCTCGTAGTCGCGGCTCCCGCCGTCCCCGTCGCTCATGTCCGCGAACGTCTTCCCCCCGTGCCACATGCACAGATACCGCACAACGTCCGCGCCGTCCTTAAACTTTTGATTCACGCTGTCCGTAACGGAAGCCCCCGCTTTCCCCGCCGTCTTGAACGCGTAATTCTCAACCGCCCGCGCGACGTTTTGACAGCTTTTATGTATGAACAGCCGAGGTATCGCGTAAGTGTCCGACGGATTCGCCAGCAGCCGCTCCTCGTTGAACGACAGATATTCCGCCACCGTCGCGTGGCCTACAGCCAAATTGTCGCTTACCGACAAATCGAAATCAAAACCGTGCTTCGCGTACAGCCCCTTCAGCGTATTCCCGGTGTACGAATCCGGAGTTTTAAACTTGTTCGGATCGCCCAGCCGATGGACGCCCGCCGCCCGCAGCCCCATGGCCATTTCCAGCCTTGACCATATCTCGCATTCCTGCGGTATCGTATGCTTACGCTCCGACAGCTGCTCGTAGAACCCGTAGTGATCCGTGTCCGGCCACTCCCTGAAGATGTATATCCTGCCCAGCGGCGTCACCTGCGCCCATATCGAAAACGCCGGCCGCTTGTCGTGCGGATCCACAACCTGTATCACCGGCCAGTCGGGATTCATGTTGTACTCGTCAACCACGTGATACTTCCGGTTGAACGTCGGCCATATCCTCCCGCCGCCCGTTATCGGGGCCCCGCTCTTCCGCGCCTCGTACTCCAAAGGACTTGCGGACAGCAGCACCGCCAATATCGTCCGCATCTGCGAAGCCGACAGCACCCCGCCCGTAATGTATCCGCCCAAAGGCGATTTCTCCAGCGTCACGCCTATAGACTGTTTGACCTCCGCCGCCATTTTGTCGGTGACGTCTTCGCCGACGCAGTTCTCGTAAATGTGGCCCCGCACGTGGTTCACCCGCAAAACCTGCTCGTCCTCCAGCTTCTGCACCCACGTCGCCCCGCTCAACAGCGTGGCGCACATCATTATAGACCCCGGCAGCCCGTCCGACTTCGAGCGGATGCGCCCCACCGTCTCCCCGACAAGGTTGTCCGGCAAAGGCTCGTTGATCCAAATTTTATGGCAGTTCGATCCCGAATGCTTCACCACGTCCTGGTCGAACGTCTTCACCGCGATCCCGTTATAAACGTCGGGAAGCGTCGGATGCGGAACCGTTATCAATTTGTGACAGCCGACCTGATCCTTATGCCCCAGCTTCGCCCACGGAAACAGCGACTTCAAAATCATGTACACCGAGCCGTCCGGCTTCATATCGTCCGCGTGGCAGACAAGCCGCATAGACAGCAAACCTTTATCCCGCAACGGGGCGAGCGATTTGTAAAACTCCACCGCTTCCGGCGGGAACCTGCCCTCCCTCAAATACCCCGGCCCCATAGTCCACCCGACCATGTCCAAAACCATCATGTGGGTTTTCCCCACGCCGTTTGCGAACGAAAAGATGTTCAACGCCGGCGGCTGCCCCGTCTCCTTGTCAAACGTGTACGCCGACCGAAGAGCCCGATACTGCGCGGTGTTCAGCCCGCACAGCTTCGACGGAGTCTCCCGCTCCATAAGCTCGCGCGTCTTCGCCATAGCCTGCGCTATATCGCCGCCGTCTATCGACGTTTGATTCAGCATAACGTTCCCCGATTCCATTTGACCGCTTGCCGTCTTCCGATTTCGGCAAACATCTCGGCCAAAGCCGACATCTCCGCCAACTTTGACCGCCACGCACTCTTCTCAACATTCTTCTCAACAAGCCCGAACCGCTTCATAGCAAGCAGCTTCATAGCCTTGTCAGGAACGTCGTCAGATTTAAACGCAAGCTCTAACTCTGCATATTTCCCGCTTTGAACGTCGAAACCGTATACCTTGCCTTCAAGCTCAACAAGGTTGACATAATGATGTTTAGCGTTATTCTCCATACGAGAACACAGCTTTAAGAGTGCATCAACCTCTTCTTGGGTAAATTCGCTACTCATACTCCCACCCCCATTTCAGACATGGTAGGGTTATGCAATAATTTATCCGTCAATTTCAAAATATCATCGTCTTCCAACTCCGAGGGCTTCACTTTTGCCTTCGTCAATCGGTAATAACACTTATCATCCCTATCGTAACAGATTAATGTTCCGTCAGGTTTTTGTATACAGTCTTTTTCGCCGATTATACTCATACCGCCCTCCAAACTAAGATTTATAAAAGAGCGCGCCCGAAGGAAAGGTGAGAAACCCCGAACGCGCCGTCCGCCCCCGTCACGCCGGGGACTCGATTTCAATTTCGTCCGCCTCGATCAGCTTCTCAGGGTCTATCTTCGCTATCGAAGCCATCACCGACAGCATCTCCTGACGGCTGTTCACCTCCACCTTCTTCGGAACCTCCTGCCCCAGCAGCCGCGCCATCTCCTTACGAGCCATCAATCTGACCGTCGGAGCCACATCCTCGTTCTCCGACATCTTCTTGTACCATCCGAGCGTGTCGCCCAGCCGATACCCTTCCGTATTCCGCAACCGCTCCCGCGCTTCCTCCAGCGTCTCCTGGAAACGGGAATCCTTTATTATATTAGACGACGCCGGAAGCCCCGCCGTCGGCAAAGCCGCCTTGTAAGACAGCCCGGCGGCCATCAGCGACGCCGCCACCCGTTTCTTCGCCTCGTTCTCCGTCACTACCGCAGCTCTCGCCATTTCGGCACCTCCCGCGCCCTATAACAAAAATCACACTCCGCTTGCAACTTTTTTTTCAAAATCTCAAAAATCTTCTCACCGTGTCAACAGATGTAAGAATATGTCAACAGATGTAAGGTTGCAAATCCGTGGCGGGCTCCGTCTGAAGCTCCTTCCCCCCTTTTTTAATCCGAAAAACCCCGGCCGCCCCTCCCCGAAAACGTCAACCCCTACCCTTTAGGGTAGGGGGAAGATCCCGCCCTTTCTCGCCGCAGAAAGACACCCGCGCTTCCAGTCCGTGTTCCCGCGATACCAGAAACCCCGCGCAAACTTCAACGCCACGGCGTTTCTCCGCCCACGGTAGAGGAATTCCCCGTCCGAACGTAAAGATCGCGCGTAGCGTGAAGATTTTCGCAATCACGCGCCCTATATACCCGCATGGACGCATATATAAGCCGATCGGATCCTCTCGGATGGGCTTTCCCCCCTCCCGCTGGACGGAAAAAGCAAGACTCCTTCACGCGCAAACGCGGCGCGGAAACCTTTTTATCATTCGCACCGACCGCGCAAACTCCATTATTACAACGTTTTACAGCTATGCAGTATCGGGAAAACCCGCTCCAGTAACTACAACCCGCGCGGGGCCTTGGGGAAAACCGCGCTTTTGAAAGTGGGGAATGGGATATTGGGCGCGGGCGCGGGAAATATAGGGTATACGAACCCGTCCCAAACGGCCGAACGCAATGAGAATTGTAAAAGACCAAAAACCGCTTTTTTTGTTGTTAAGAATCATTAAAAGTAAATAACAGTCATTAAAAGTATTGAAAATTAACGACTATTCCACACAAAATAACACTATATGTTTTTATTTATTGTTTTATTAGTTAGTAGTATAAATATAAAAGATCAAATAATGTCAATAAGATTATACAAAACGCGCTTTGTTTGCAAAAGTTATGAAAAGTAAATATTTTTATTGACTTTTATAAACTTTTATATTATCTTATAAACAAGGGCGCAAGTCCCGAACCCAAAAACCCTTAACAAGGAGAAGTGAAAATGCGTATTAAAGCGTTTGAAGTTACGGACGAAATGGTATGCACGGAAACAACGTTAGACAAGGCGTTATCAATTGTTAGTGCCGATACGTTTGACGTATTGCGGCAATTAGTCACGCTGGCGGCTTGTAACGGTGTTACTATTGGCCGGTATTATTTCAAGCTTTGCTTTAAGGATAAGGATTGAAAAGTAACGCGAGCGTAAACAAAAACCTAAACCAGGGCGCGTAAAAGCGCCCGATAAAGAACGGAGGCGTAATATGGACAGCGAAATTTTGAAGGAGCTGAAAACGACGTGCGAGGGGTGGCGGGACACTGTCGAAGGGCTGACAGAAGGCAGCCTTATCTGGTGCGAGGAATGCGGCGATTTTTCGCCGGTGAAGGGCGGCCGCTGCGAAAATTGCTGCGGGCTTTTGGACGACGGCGACGAATTCGCGACGCTGTGGGATTTGGACGCGAAAGTCAAAATATTAGACATTACGTATCGCGTCGGCCAAAACAAGAAGTTTTTGAACGGTGAAATCTGTGTCGGGTCGGGCGGGCCGTCAATTTATATCGACACGCACGAAGAAGCCGTTTGCGGATATTGGGGCGGCGATACGTATAAAGCGTGTTTGTCAAAGTCGGCCGTTGAAGCGGTCAATGAAATGTTAGAGGAGCTCTACAACAATTAAAACGCGAAACGCCGCCCGATTAAAGGCGGCGTCTATCCACGGCGGCGCGTGGATACTGAAGATGCGAGCCGAAAGAAACCATTAACAAGCGAGGGTTAAAATGTGCAAGTGGATAATTGCAGTAGCGGCGGCGGCCGTTATCGGTTGCGGCGGCGCGAGCGTGACGGACGCGAGAACGGCGGCGGCGGTTGAAACCATTAAAGCCGCTGAAGATTATGAGTTCGAAGACCACGAAGGGCGGATAACGTTAAAAGACCGTGTAATATACGTTGGTTGGTGGTACGGTCGCCCGATGGCGGTTGAAATCCGCGACGACGGCAAACACGGCGCGCTGACAAGGTCGGAGTCGCGGGCGTATTGGGAGGCGTTTCAGGTTGTGGAGGCTGAATTGACGGCGCGGTTTGACGCGCTCAAAAACTAACCGTTAACGGAGGGGCGAAAGGTGGAACCGATTAGAATTGCTGAAAGCGTTATCGAAAGCTGGGATAACGCTTTCGACGACGGCGGCGACAGTTTGATAACGGATTGGGCGGACGCGGTGCAGTCGTCCGAAGATGTCTTCGATTTTCACGAACTATACTTTTAAACCTTTTCGAGGGGGCGTTATGTTAAGGATTTTTTCGGACTTGGTGAAGGTTGGGGCGGCCGTCGTTACGGACGACGAAAAGGCGGCGAAGACGGCGGCGGCCGAGGAGAAAGCGGCGGCGATAATCGCGGCGATGGCGGCGAGAAAGTCGGGCGTGGAGATACCGAAACCCGCGCCGGCGGCGGAACCCGGAACGGCGACGAAGCCTGAAAAGGCGGCCGCCGCGCCGAAACCTGAAAAGGCCGCGAAAGCCGCGCCGATCGCGGCCGATGAAGACTTCGACGCGAAGGAAGAAGCGGCGGCGTTGGAAGGTTTGGGCGGGTTGGAAGTCGAAGTTTTGGGTTGTTTCGTTTGGGTCGGCGGCGACACGAAGAAACACCGCGCGAAGCTGAAAGAACTGGGTTTTCGGTGGTCGCCGAACAAAGAACGCTGGTATAAACGGCCGGCGGGTTATCGGAAAGCGTCGCGCCGCGACTGGACGTATGAGGAAATAGAATCCAAATTCGCCGCGAGAGCGGCGGCGTAAATGCGAAATACCCCGCTTTCGGGCGGGGTATCTTTCCGGGGTTGCGCCCGGAAACTGACGAGCAGCTGAAAACAATTAACCGTAAAGGGGGCCTCTAAATGATGCCTGAAAAGAAAGTCTTACAGCTTATGCGGGCGGTCGCCCCGCGCCGGTCGTCGCTGGTCGCGGAATCTTACGCGCTTGTAAAGGGCGGCGCGGTCTATGTAAACGACTGCAAGTGCGGCTTGCGGCTGGCGGTGGAGACGGACGCGCCGGACGGCGTGGTAAATATCGCCCTGGCGGTCAAAGCGGGGCGGTTCGACGGCGCGTATGTTAAGAACTTCGACGCGGCGGAATGCGTCGTTTTCCCCCGATTGGGCGACAGCGCGAGAGATTTAAACGCCGGGCTTTTCGGCGCGCGCGGCCTTCTGTCTTTGGATTTCGCCGGTTATTGCAAAATCGACCCGGACATGCGCGGCGCGCTTACGGGCGTATTTATCGGACGGGGCAGCGTTTGCGCGACGGACGGACACCGATTATTGACGCGCCCCGCGTCTACGCCGGAAGGGTTGGAAATCGTCGTCCCGGCGGACGCGGTAAACATTTTGAAAAAATTGCCGCCCGTCGAATCGGCGGTATTGCATTTCGACAGCGTAACGCCCGAGAACCGGAGTTTGCGCTTGTCGGGCGCGGGATATGTCTTCGACGCGGAGCTTTTGGCGCATGATTATCCGGCGTTTGAAAAGATTATCCCGAAAGAATTTAACTGCGTCGCCGAACTGTCCGCCGCCGAAGTCGCGGAGTTGAAAGCCGGGGTTGAAATTCTTTTGCCGTATACCGCGAAATCCCGCCTTATTTGTTTCGACGGCGAACGCGCGACAGTGCGCAACGACTGCAACGGCGCATACGTGGGGGCCGCCGTTCCGGCGGTGTCGGCGAAGCGGGCGGCTTTTAACGGCGGGTATTTGGCGGATATTTTGGACGTATTCCCCGGCGGCGTGAATATCTGCACGAACGTGGCGACGGCCGAGCGATACGAGAAAGACAAAGCCGCGTATGAGAAAGCGTTGCCGGAACTGGAAAAGTTACGCACGGAGGCGGAAGCGGCGGAGGCGGAATATGACAGACTGGAGGCGGAAAAGGGAGATTTGCGTAATATCGACGATATTGACGACCGCCGGAGGGCCTTAGAGCATATAGAGCCCGCAGTCGGCGCGGCGTGGAATAAGTTTGCGGCGGCGGGTAACGCATATAAAGAGCTTCGCGCCAATTGCAAGGAGCCGACGCCGCCGGAAGAGGCCAATAAGGTCTGTATGATCAGCGCGGCGGTCTTTTCGGCGGGCGACGTGACGGCGTTATTGATGCCGCTGAAGGTGCTGGACGACGAATATTTCTCCTGCGAAACGGAGCCGGAAACGGTCGGCGTAAAACCGACGGCGGCGAAAAGACCGAAGCCGAAGACGGACGCGCCCGCGCCGAATCGGGCGGAGACCGTCCCGCACGCGCGGGTGGCGGCGACCGGGTTTTTAATGATGAAGCTGTCGGCGGAGTACGCGAATCGGGGACGCGGAACCGCCATGTCCGCCGTCGGGGACGTTTTGAGGGTCTTTGAATCGACGCTGCGCGAAGTCGGCGAAATGTCCGATGCCGACTTCGCCAAGCTGGAAGCCGAAGTCCGCCGGGCGGCGGCGGTAGGAGACTGAACTTTCCGGGCCGGGGCCTCTCCCCGGCCTTTTTCGTCCCCTCCCCAAAAATATTTGACTCCCGGCGGGCGCAATATTATATTATAGGTGTAGACCACGCTCCTCCGCGTCACGCCCGGAGAGCTGCAAAAAAAGGAAAGGTGCTCAAAAAATGAATCTGTTAGACGAATTAACGACCGAACGGGGCCGTGTAATCGGCTTCGGGCGGGTCAAAATCCCCAAAATCCCGCAAATCGGCTTCAACGCCGAAATCCCGCTGCTCTCGTTCATCGTCCAAAAGGGCGAGGATCAAGAGTACGTCGCCACGTGTATCCATTTTTTGATAGACGGCTACGGCACCGACCGGGAAGGCGCCGTGTATGATATGATCGGTAATATTTGGGATTTTTTGTTCCGGAACTTTAAGAACACGATGCCCCAGAGCAATGTGTGGTATCACCTTTACGACTTGGCCAAGTCCAATGTCGTAAACGGCCCATTATGGGACAAATACCACGCCTTACAGTACTATTTCGCGGCGCAGGGCGAACCTGACCATTATACCGAATTGGTCGAAAGAATTAATTCGGTGGAGGCTTTGGCGAGCGAGTTGAAAGGCAAATTGGAGGCCATTGCCGACGAGGTCATTGACGGTATCGACAGCCGAAACTGGCGCGTCCTTGATGGGATTAGAGATCGCCTCGTTGTTCAGTACAAAAAGGTCGAGAAGGATGGTGTAGCGGCAGCATGACGGCAAGATACACTGCAAGCTCGGTTAAAAAGGCGTTGTTGAATATGCGTCCAGATTCAGGTTTTTTTGTCAAACAATCGGAGATTGACCGCCTGGAGTGCCCCATTACGGGCGAGTTCCCCGAAGGGGCGCATAACAAATGTACCGGTAACAACGTAGGTTGCGCAAATAGGGCGTACTTCGGTTGTAAACGGCGGGTAGGCGTCTATATCAACGACAGCTTCTCTCACAACCTACGCTTCCATTTCACCATATCCGACGATGACCGCGACGGATTTATTGAGGCCAACAATGCTACTCTCCAATGGTTGATCGACGTGAAAAAGGTCATAAATCGGGCGGATTTGGTATTGGTGTGATCTCCGATCTCCCGCCGCCCGCCGAAAGTCAATTTTTTTCGGAGGAGCTGGAAAGGCCGGGGAAGAAGCCCCGGCCCGAAAAAGTTACTTCTTGGACTTGCCCGATGCCCTTGTTTGCGACAAGGCGCTTCCCGCTACGGACTTGGTATTCTTTCCGGCGTGGTCGTTGGAAAGAATCTTGCTTGCCTTTGACGCTACCTGCGGCGACGTTTGCTTTTTGTTCATGGACTTCCTCCTTTTGTGGGTTAAATTGAATATTACCGACGGTTCATCTTTCAAACAATCATACATTCCAAGCGCAAGGCCCTGAACGAGCTTTTCGTCGTTGTCTTCGTCGAAGAATTTTAACTGCTTCAAAATCCCGTGAATAACCTCATGCAACAGCGTCTGCGCCGCCAATTCTTCGCTAAGACTGTCCAAAATCTTTATTTCTTGCTTCTCCGGGTCTAACTGCCCGATTCTGTACTCGTCGCGCAAAATGTACGGGACGCGCTCCACGGTGTAGGTCAAGCCTAAAATATTGACGGTATTGGCGGGTTTGCTTTTCATAGTTATAAGATAATATATGCGCGGACGAAAGTCAATTTTTTTCGGCCGCGCTTTGCGGCGGGGGCGGTTAGGGGGCGGGGTTACATATTTTTTTTGTTGATTACTCCTGCAATAACGCTTACACAAAATAAGGTAGCGAAAGCCACAATTCCATTGAGTAGATCGTAAATGCTAAACCCTATTGTAGCTAAACCTGATACAATGGCACTACAAATAGTAAAATATAACCGATGTTCTTTTAATTTCATTTCACGGTTATATTGCTCATAATTGTCAATTTTAGCAAGTATTGTCTCAATATAACGCCACGTACTGTCATAGGGATTTTTTCTATAAATCGTACGGATTTGGTCAAAACAGCCTTGCGCCGTAGGAATATCATTGGTTGAAAGTGCTTTTTCTGCACGATTAGTAACCTCTTCAAGCCATGAATCTTTTTCGCATTCATAGTTTTTGTCAGACTTAACACGGCCCAAGAGAAAAATTAGTTCTTTTTTAGCATATTTTTCCTTATTCATTATAGAATCCTTTTTATTAGATGCCATTACGTCATAGTGGCAGTGGTTACATATAAAAAATCGTGTCTTGGGGGTCTTCTCCTGACCAGTGGTATGCACGCCGAAACCCTTTTGTTTCTGCTTCATCTATAGTAAATACGTAGCAATCCCCATTTTCTTTGTCTATTTTTGTTGCATCGTATTGTTGATCCATTGGAAGGTGATATATTTTGGTAATTTTTCCAGTTTCCCGATTCTTGCCGACCTTGCATTTAATTGCTGGGTATTCTCCCAATTCTTTGCTCTCTATTATTTCAATGTTTAAATATTTTGCGAATCTCTTAGCTTCCTCTGATAATATTGTATGTGTTACAAATACACCTCGTACCGTTCTTGGCAAGGTAATTGCTTGTTGTCTTAATTCATATACTATCGTAGTACCATATAGTTGCGCTATATGTTTTTCGTGAATTGTTTTATTTTTTGACCAATATTTACACTGTATAATTAGCGTGTCGTTTCCTTTTTTTGCAATCAAATCTCTACCTAAATCTTCAAGGCGTTTTTCAATGCCAAAGTATTCTACCTCGTAGCCTAATTTCTCGTACTCATATCCTATAAATCGTTCAAAATCTCTACCTATCTCCCAATCTCTCTTGTTCCTTGTTTTATAATATTCCAAAGCCCTTTTGTTTTTTTCTTTGTCAGATAAGGCAATATATTCTCCCTTTGCCAAAAAATGGTTTGGGTTGTCTGCGTTTTCGGTTTTGTGTTCATCAAAATCGACCATTTCTTCTGTTTCAGGAATTAAGGCCTTTATATATTCTAAGCTATATCTTAACGTGGCGTTTTCTTTTTCAAGCTTTTTTTTCTCTTGAATTAAGACGCTTACTTTGGCTTGTGATTCGGGGTAGCGTTTACCTCTAATTGTTTCCTCGTATGGACGGTTTTGTTCTTTAAGTACGGTTTTTATGTCAGCAATTAGAGGAGATAGCCATTTGTAAGTTTTTTCTCTATCCAACAAAATCGTTTCGATCTCTTTAATTGTTCGATCTTGTTCTTCTCTAATGATGCGCTTCGCTTCTTTTTCTATTTTTTTCGTCCATATCCTTTTGTTTATCCAACACCATCCAAAAAAGATATGAAGTGCAAGCGCGGGTACGCCAAAGACTATTATTAAACCAAATATAATGCCTGTCCAAGTCATATTGAATTCCTTATTTATTTAAGATTATAGGCCATAGAACTATCCACAGCCTTACGGTTTCCGACTGTTTTTTTGCTGTCCGAAGACATATTATGGATCGTCTCCGACATATTATGGATCGTTTCTTGCTGGGAGGCTACCACTTCTTTAAACCATTCGATATCCTTTTCCAGCTTAGAAAGACGATCATTTGTTTCCGGGGTAGTACCACCCAATATAACCATTGAGTTGCTTTCTACGGCCGCCAATAGTGCTTTTGGCGTTGTTCCAAAGTAGTCCGCAATGGCTTTGAGGTTTTTTGCGCTCGGATTCCCGCCTTTACGCCATTTGACCGAAACCGCCTCGCTAAGGCCGATTTCGGTGACCATTGTACGCATCGACACCCCCTTGTCGGTGCATAATCGCTGAATAATGTCGTAAAAACTCATAAAAAACGCCTTTCCTCAAAAAAAAACAAAAAAGTTAAGAAAAGTATTGACAAATAACTAAAATTATAGTAAATTATATAATAGTAGCACAAAAGTACATGTATATACATTAATATCGGCAAGTAGCACTGTCTACTTGACCTAAAATGACTAATACTGACTAAAAATAACTAACGCCCACAAGAAAGGGGTAAAAAAAGATGAAAATCTTGAAAGAAGGCGGCAAGGAGTATGTCGGGTTCGAGCTCGAAACCGAGGAATATTTGACTTTGATGTGTACGCTGGGCCAATACTGTACGGTTGTACGCGCCCTCCGTAACGATTTAGTGAAGCCGAATCCGAAACCCGGAACGTATGTACGCCGTGCAATATTATCCGTCGGTGTAGACAAGTTGTTGGCCGACATTGAGCCGATGTTAAACAATCTTGAAATGACGGTGGACGGATATAGGCGGGGACAGTGCAACGAAGTCAAATTCGTGGGGGAGGCCGACCAATGATAGGGCGGATTGTTTACGGCATAGCTATAGGCGTAACCGCGGGGTTCGGTTGTTGGTTTGGAATGTCGGCTATACGCGCGAGTGGACTGACTGATGATGTTGTAAGCAAGTGGGATGTTACAGCCCTGCTTTTAACGTTTTTTTTGGTTGGTTATCTTAACGGCGTGAATTTGTTGTCGGCATATCTTGATCTTGAGATAGCAAAGAAAAAGTATGAACAAGAAACTAGGCATAAGTGGAGGGAAAAGTAGATATGGAAACTTTTTTAACGACTAAAGAGGTTGCAACACATATGAGGGTGTGCCAAACAACTGTGTTGCGACTTGCTAAAGCTGGCAAACTATCGGCTATGAAGTATTCAAGCAGGGATTATCGTTTTGCGTTGAGCGATGTTGAGGCCTTAACAGGCAAAAACGTTGTGGTATCGTGCGATAGTTTGCCAAAATTTGCTGTGCCTATCAAGTCGCCCCCCGCCTGGAAGACCGATTTCGAGGTCTACCGCGCGGAGACCGTAGCCGCCATCAGCGAACTCGTCAAGGACGAGGCGTGGCTGCGGAAGATGGAGCAGTACCATCCGCGTTCCAACGTGCTCCTGTCCATCGAGAAGTCGATGAACACCTTTTGGGCGACGGAGGAGGGTTGGGACAACAAGAAGAAGTCGAAGTCGGACAAAATCAATTGGAAGTCCACGATCGCGCGGACGCTCCAATACAGTCTCGTCCCTAAAACCGCGCCGTACAGCGGCGGAGGGTATTGATCATGGGCGTATCCGAAGCCTACAGCGACTTATGCGGCACCGCCGCCCCCTCGACCGCCCCCGACCCTCGGACGGCCGAGCTTATCGACCGTCTCTCCGCCGCCGCCAACCGCAACTTCGCGCCGGCCACCGCCTTAGCTCTGCAAAAGCTGCTGGACGGCTACGACTACGCGGTCGCGGCGGCGATGGTTGACGACGTAACCAAGCTCGACCGAATCCCGCAGAACGTAGTCCGCGCGCTGAAATCGGCGTATTGGGCGCGCATGGGGGCGCGGGGGACATCTAAGGGCGAGCTCCCCAAAGAGGAGTGGGTTGACGCATACGAGGGCAGCGACGAGTGCGACCAGTGCCGCGCCCCCGTGTACGTCGTGCGGGAGAACGTCGGCCATTATTACAGCAACGCCGCCGAGCTCAATTACATCCGCGCCCGACACCGTTTGCGCTACACGTGCGGCGAGTGCGGCCATTCGGCGTCATGGACTGTCGCGGCCAAAGACATGCCGCCCGGCCATCCGCGCCGTTGGGACGCCGGAGAGCCCGGGGATTTTGCCGCGTTTGCCGCGCTGTCGGAGGAGGTTAGTCGTTGGCACGCGCTGGGTCTTGTGGAGACGCGGACGAATCTGAAAGGCCAAACGCTGCTCGAAACGGCGATGTCCGCCGAGGTGTGGATTCAGGCCGGCCGTCCGCCGTCATGGAGCCCGATATGGGACGAGATATATCCCGATTATCCGGCGGCGTGTCACGAGAACCGTCTGAAAGCGTATTGCGACGGCTGGCGCGAGCGGTTGGAGCGCGGCCGCGAGAGCCGGACGGCGAGGAGGGCCGCGTCATGAACTGCGCCAAAAAGCTGCACGAATCGTCGCTCACATACGTCTGCGCCGCCGAGTCCACCGAGGAGGCGCGGAAGTGCGACGGCTTTACGTGGGAGCATCGCAAAGAGCATATCTGCTGCAAGCATTGCAGCTGGCTGACGGGGATGTGCATGAAGTATCCCGAAGAGCGTGTGAAACCTGTGAAAGGAGCGAAGTAGATATGGAGAAGAAATCCGTGCTTGTGACGGTAGACAGCGACGATTTGCGGTTGGCGGACAAGGCCATACTGTTTATGCTCGACCACGCGAAGAAGAGCGTCGAGGATTTAGAGAATTGCCGCAGCCGCATTATCGACGCGTTGCTGGACGCGGCGAAGAAGCGGGAGCCCGCGCCGCCGTCTGCGGATGTCGAGAAAGATATTTTCACCGACGACCGCGACGGGCAGTCATACGAGATAGTGAAGATGCCCGACGGCAAGGTGTGGATGGCGGAGAATCTCAACTACGAGACGGAAGAAGGCAGCTGGTATTACAACAACGACACGGAGTACGCCCATAGACACGGCCGGCTGTACACATGGGACGCGGCTAAAGCGGCGTGTCCCGAAGGCTGGCATTTGCCGACCCGCGAGGAGTGGGACGCTTTGGTCAAGGCTTGCGGCGGCAAAGAGGCGGCGGGCAAAAAGCTGAAAGCGAAAAGCGGTTGGAACGAAGACGGTAACGGTACAGACGATTTCGGCTTTTCGGCCTTGCCGGGCGGCTACCGGGACTCCGGTGGCGATTTCTACGATGCCGGCAACTACGGCCTCTGGTGGACGGCTACGGAGGACTCCGAGGGCGACGCTTACAGCCGGAACATGTTCTGCAACCTCGACGACGTGTACGAGCACGACGACGACAAGAGCAACGGCTTTTCGGCGCGTTGCGTTCAGGACTGAAGTTTAAACCATTATAAAAAGAAAGGCGGTGTACAATGGTATTATACGCGGTAAAACAAGAGTATGATGATTTATTGCGCCTCGTTGAAGATGTCGCCGAGGGTAACGACGGGGTAATTCCCGACGAGCTCTCCGATCAGCTTGACGCGATTGAAGGCGAGTGGAGAGACAAAGTTACGAATTGCGCCCGCGCCTACAAGAATATGGTCGCGGAAGCGGAGGCAATCCGCAACGAGGAACGTACTCTTGCGACGCGAAGACACAGCCTCGAAAACCGCGCCGAGTGGTTGAAAAACTATATCGGCATGAATGTCACGACCGGCGAGGCGTTCTCCGCGCCGAGCGTGGACATAAAGTGGCGGAAGAGCGAGGTTGTGGAAATCCTGAACGCCGACGAAATCCCGAACGACTATTGCAAAATCGTTCGGGAGCCGTCGAAATCCGCCATAAAGACCGCCCTGAAAGCGGGCGGCGCGGTGGCGGGAGCGACGCTCGTAGAGAAAAATAATATCCAAATAAAGTAACTTAACCGAAAGGGTGGTGCAGTATGGGGAATGCTGTTCTTGTTTTAGGGAAAAGCGGTACAGGTAAAAGCCGCTCCCTAATTAGTCTCGATCCCGCCGCGACGTTTTTAATCAACGTTAACGGCAAAGATTTGCCATTTCCGGGCGGCAAGTCGAAGTACGTGAAAATCAACGGCAATCCTAAAGGCAATATGATTGCCGCCGACGATCATGACGTGATCTTCAAAACCATCAACTACGTTGACAAAGAGCGTAAGGATGTTACTGTCGGCGTAATTGACGACTTCCAGTACGTCATGGCGAACGAGTTTATGCGCCGTTCGAAAGAGCGCGGCTACGACAAGTTCACCGAAATTGCGGACCACGCTTGGGGAATCATTCGCGCGTGTAACCAATGCCGCGACAACCTCACGTGGTTCGTGCTCACGCACAGCGACGAAGACGCTGACGGGATAACCAAGTGTAAAACCATCGGTAAAATGCTGGACGAAAAGATTTGTTTGGAGGGGATGTTTACCGTCGTCCTGAACACAGCCGTTACACATCTCGACGGCAAAACCGAGTACCGTTTCGAGACGCAGAACAACGGGCGATCGGTGGCGAAGTCACCGGAGGGGATGTTTGCCGAGTTCAAGATTCCCAACGACTTGAAGCTCGTTGCGGACGCTATAAACGCTTACAACAACGGAGGTAAATAATGGGCGCTTTCCCGTGTGATTTTGACGTGGATGTCAGCTTGGCGGTAGCCGCGAGCGAAGGCGGGGCTATTACGGAGAGCGGTGTTTACGTCGGGAAATTAACAAAGTGTGTGCACGTGACATCGAAGAAAGGAGCCGAGGGTTATGAGTTCGAGTTTAAGTGTAACGACGGACGGGTTGGGCGATATATAACAATCTATACCCTAAGCAAGGTCGGCGAACCTATCCGTTTTGGCGTAAATATGATTCACGCGCTCGGTTACTTGCTGAAGCTGCCGAAAATTGAGCATAAGCAAGTCGGCGAGGATAGTAACGGACAGCCGGTTTACGGTGTGCCTGCCGTATGCAACAGGCCTATCGGCGTAATGTTGGAGAGCGAAGATTTTGAACGGACTGACGGTACGCCCGGTTATCAGTTGAAGGTGCGACATTGGTTGGATGCCGTCACGAAGAAAACCTCGACAGAGAAGCATAACAATGTCGCGGAACCGGAGACTGTGAAACAATACGAGGAGGGGGCGGCTAAAAGAAATATGGCGGCCTCTACCCGCATTGAAGCTCCGGCAAGCGCGAAGCCGGAGTCGAAGCCTGAACCCAAACCGCCCGCGCAAAAATCGGTGCCGTGGACGCATGAAACGCAACCGCTCAACGACGATTTGCCGTTCTAAGGGGGTAGCGATGCTTTGCTGCGAAATTGTTTTTCGGTGTACGCATTGGGAGGGAACCTCCCAATGTTATGGTTATGAACCCGCGAAAACTCCTGGTGGTTTAGAGGGGTGTAAGTGGTTTGGCCGTAAGCGTCGTACCTGCGAACACCAATCGGTGCGGAAGACTGCGCTTGAGGACGAGTTAGAGGAGCTTGACGAATAACGGCGCGGTGGCCATGAAGGGCCTTAATAGGGATTTGTCGTGTCCCACGCCGCGCCGACCATTTAATCAAAGAAAGGTGCTGAAATGGAAGAAGGAAAGGAGTTGATTGTGAGCGCTCCGGCACAGCCCGGAGTGATCGTAGACGAAGAACCGACTGTGGACGGCGGCCCCGACCACTACAAAGTGTTGCCGCACAAGCCGAAGCTGTCGCCGCGTCCGTTGCTCAAAGAGAGCGGCATCTTCGCCGATCTCAACCGCGATTTCGGCAACGCGATAACTGCGGTGTTGCGGGCGATGCAGGAAAGCGACATCCACGTCGGCAAGGTAACGGTGGCCGTGGATATTGAGGCGCAGATCGGGTCGGGGAACATCGAACCGAAATTCGAGTACAAGGTCGGCAAGCAGTTGGTCTGCAAGTCGGAACGCAAGGGCGAGATAAAGCCCAAAGGCCGTTTCGAGTGGGTGGACGAGAAGGAAGACTTTGTATTCATCGAGGACGTTGACCCGCAGACGGATTTGTTTGACGCGGAGGACGAGGAAGAAGCGGAGCCCGTCGAAGCGGAGGCGGAGCCGGAGGAATCGACGGCGTTGGCCGTGAGAGGTGCCGACGGTGAAGCCGACTAACCAAAAGCCGATCTTCCTGAATGACTTATGCGCCGGGGGGCGGCAAGCTCCCCGGTCTAAGTACGGCGCGGTCAAGGCGGAGGTTGACGGAATCAAATTCGATAGCAAAAAAGAAGCACGGGTATACCAGCAGTTGAAGCTGATGGAAAAAGGCGGTGTCATCAAGGGATTTGAGCGGCAGGTGTCGTACAAGTTTGTACATAACGGCGTGAAGATTTGCGAGTACAGAGCGGATTTTGTCGTGACGTTTGGAGACGGTCGCGTCGAAGTTTGGGACGCGAAAGGGTTTAAAACCGATGTGTATAAGTTGAAGAAGCGGATGATGATGGCTTTCTATAACATTTATATCGTGGAGGTGTGAGTATGAAAAAGAATCTCGTACCCGGACAGCGTCCGCCTATAGGCGAGGACGATCTCGACCGCGTGAGCCGCGCGGTCGCCATTATCCTTTCCGCCGCGATTGTTGCGGTGGTAGTTGCGGCCGGTGTCCTTCAGGCGGTATGCAGATAATGGCCGACCGAACGCGCTCTTGCTGTACACGCGAGTACGTCGGAGTTGTCTACCATTGCGGCGATTCCGGCTTTTGGGAACGCTGTAAGCATTACAAAGAGGCGGAGAACTGGGGCGGCTGCAAGTGGCATAGTTGCGCCAAGTATAGCAGCTGTACCTGCAAAGAGGCGCGGGAGGAAGCGGACAAACTAAAACAGGAGGACGAATATGATGATTAACCGTCAGACGGCGTGGTTGCAGGGGCCGCGTTTTGATACGTGCGGATTCCTTAATGCCAACGAAGGCATCAAGTGGGTAATTGGCGAGATACTCGAAGAGTACCTCCGCGCCAAAGACAAATATTTCTTCCCTGACGACGTTGTTCACGCTGCCGCAATAGTATCTGAAGAATCAGGGGAGTTGGTGAGAGCGGCAAACAATACGTACTACGACGACACGCCGGAACACCGCCTGAACCTCCTCGAAGAAGCGGTGCAGACGGGGGCGATGGCGATCAGGTTTTTGGAGCATATCGGGAGCTTTAAATCAAAGGAGCAACAGCAATGAATAAGACGGCAATCGAGTGGTGTGACTACACATGGAACCCCGTGACGGGGTGTCTCCATAATTGCCCCTACTGTTACGCCCGTAGCATTGCACGGCGTTTCGGCGGGCCATATTCTTCAACCGGCGAAATACACACGCTAGACTTCCACGAACGGGAATGTTTTGATGGCGGCGAATACGGTGCGGATTCCTACATGACATATCCATATCCGTATCGCTTTGATCCAACCTTCCACCGCTACCGCCTCGGTGAGCCAGCGAACATGAAGAAAGGGCAACGAATATTTGTTTGCTCTATGGCGGACTTGTTCGGGGATTGGGTGCCGGATGAGTGGATCGACGATGTTTTAAATGCGTGTGCGAAGGCTCCGCAACATCAATACCTATTCCTTACAAAAAACCCTAAGCGCTATAGGCTCCTTGACGAGAAAAACTTGTTGCCGCTTTGGTCTTTTGCTTGGTACGGAGCAACCATAAACACACAATCGGATGTTGACAAACTTAAAGATATGCGACCGTGGGGACTTAGCTTCGTGAGCATAGAACCCATAATAGAGCCCATCGATCTCAATAAGAGCTACAGACACCGTGATATTGATTGGATAATTGTTGGCGCGGAGAGTGGAAACCGGAAGGACAAGGTTGTCCCGCAAAGGAAATGGATAGAAGAGCTTGTTTTCTACAGCAATTACTATCATGTCCCGCTGTTTATGAAAGGCAGCCTCGCTCCCGTTTGGAACGAGCCATTGGTACAACAATTTCCGGAAGGGTTGAAATAATGTCATGGACAATAAGCAAGGCGTTGATGGAGAACTACGAGAACTCGCGCTCTTTCCTCCCGAATACAAAGACGAGGTGCTATTGCGTGCGCGTTTGACAGATGTGTTTTTGCGCGTAAATAAGATTTGTCGCGACAGGGGTGGTTCAAATTGTTTTGGGACATTATCACGGGAGAAAAATGATGAAACTAACAGTAATTGATGATCGCGTCCGTATAGATTTCGAGAACGGCGACACTATCAATACCGAACACGACAACGTGCGGACAACTTCTATTGAGTTCGGGTTCGTTGATTTCGCCCTGCTTGTAGGCGAGTTCGACGACTTTGTCGCGGACGGCTTAGCCGAACATCGGACAGATGTAAAGTTGCCGCCAAGATGTTGCGGGAACTGCCGCTCCCTTGTCGAAAATCGCGATGCCGACGAAATGTTCTGTCGTACTGGTGATCAGGTAAAGCCTACGAATCGTTACAACACCTGTAACAAGCACGTTTATTGGAAAGGATGGATAAACTGATAGATATGGATTCGCAATACTATGACTCGGAGGAAATCGCCGCTTTGGTCGGCTTCTCCCAGCGTTGGGTGGTCAAGTGGCGCGCCCGGATCGTCGGGGCCGTAAAGATCGGCGGGCGGTGGCGTTTCGACAAGGCCGCAGTCAATCGGCGCATCGCCGCCAAAAAAGATCTTCGGTCAGGATTTTGACTTCCGCCGCCCCGCATATTATATTGGTTCCGTGCGGGGTGACGTAGGAAAGGAAAGGTGTCTATGTCACTCAAAAAGATTGGCGTCGCCAAGTATTTGGTCACTGCAACAGTCCGGGACAAGAACAAGGGCTACCCCGTATCGATGCAAAAGACGGTCTGCGGCTCACGCGCCGAAGCCGTCATAGTCGAGGGGAAGCTTCTTGAAAAACTCCGGGCAAAGGTGAGTTCTTTGAAACCCGTAGTTGTAGGCACATTCAGCGAAGCGATCGATATTTATCTCGATAAGCTCCGCGCCACCGGACGCGGTTCCGCCGGCCATCTCCGGCTTGTCGAGCGGTTGAGGCGCGATCTCGGCCACGTCGGCACGGAAGAATTTTCCGTGCGTTTCGAGGCTTATATCAAGGCCATGAAGACCGGCTTCAATCAGTACGGCCGTCCGCAGGGCGCGTCCATGCTCAATCAGTTTGTCGCGACGTCGAGAGCGGTTTTCAATCATCTCTTCGAGTTGGAGATGATCGACCGCAACCCTGTCACGCGGGCGCGGTTCCCGCTTGCGAAGTGCCGCGCGCGTAAACGGCATCTCACGCAGGAGGAGCGGGAGCGGCTGTTCGCCGCGATAGAGGAACTCCGCCCGGAGCTTCTCCCGATCATCAAGTACATGATGGCCGTGCCGTGCAGGGTTTCCGAAGTCGCCGCCGCGAGCAAAACGCAGTACAGTTCCGTTACCAACATCAAGGGCGAGGTGGTCAGCACGATCTTCATCCCCATGAGCAAGGCCGGAGTTTCGATTTACAAGCCCGTGCCGGAGGAGATGCGCGGCTATTTCGAATCTATCCCCGACGACTGTCCGTATTTGTTCTTTTGGAAAGACTGGCGGGGAGAGTACAAGCCGTGGCACAGCTTCCGTAAAACGTGGGAGAAGTGTTGCAAGAGGGCAGGGTTGAGCAACCTTCACATTCACGATCTCCGGCACATCGCGGTCACGGATTTGATAACCGCCGGCAATCCCGCCGAGTGGGTCGCGCTTATCGCCGGCTGGACGTCTACGGCCATGTTGAAGAACTATCTCGACATGGAAAGCCTCGCGAGTACGCTGACAATCCGGTTCGGAGAAAAAGTCGCTACAAAGTCGCTACAAACCGTGTCAACAGATGTCAATATATGTAAGTTGGCGCGTTGA